ACTTCTGCTGGCGGCTCATGGGGCCACTAAAGGTTTGGTATCTGCCGTTCATCAACGACCTCCAAAATAACCACCAAGCGCGCCGCCTAATTGGCCGTACAAGCCCATCTTGGCGTTATACGCACCGACTTGGTTAGCGTAATTCTTTTGGGCAAAATCGCCTGCTGCAGTAGTTGCACCAAAGATTGGAGCCGCTGCCACATCCGCGCCTCGGTAGCCTTGGAACTGCGGCACATTGACCTGCACGCCCGACATCAATGCAGCGATCTCGTTGATCGGCTGATTGCGTAGCGCCAACTGCTGCTGCAGGGACTGCTGGAGCGCGGTGTTGCCAAATTGCGCGGCCTGCAAGGCTTGGTTGTATTGCTGCAGTTGGGCGGCGTTGGCAAGTTGCTGCTGCTGGGCGGCAATCGCCTGATTCTGCGCGAGAGCGGCATTGCGTGCGGCCTCCACATCCATCTGCTGCCCAAAGCCCTGCTGCTGTCCTGCAAGCAACGCTCGGTAAGCCTCCATCGCTGCCGCTTGGTTCTGCGCGACCGCTCTGTTTTCCAATTCTTTAGAGGCCATTTGCTGACTAAACAACTGCTGCGAGGCTGCGTTCTGCGCCTGCTGAATGTTTAGCCCAGCTTGCAAGTTTTGCTGTACGGCTTGGTTGTAAGCATCGGTTCCGGCAAGCGCCGTTTGTACGTTCTGCTGGATCGCCGCATTTCGTAGCCGCTGCGCTTCCGCTCCCATGCCAAACTGACCCAAAGCGGCCTGATTGGCAAATTGCGCGGCAGCCTGTGCTTCGCCAAAGCCTTGCTGGCGAGCGGCCATATCTAACTGCAGCCCCTGCAGCGCGGCCTGCTGGATCGCATCGTTTTCTTGCTGCTGCTGCTCGCGGATAGCACGGTTATAGGCTTCCGAACCACGCGGGATACCTTGGTTTGCCAGCTGTGTTTCCAGCATCTGCCGCTGCTCTTTTATCTGCGGCATCACGCGGGACAAAATTGCCTGCTGTCCCGTTGTTCCCGCGCTAACGGGCATAGCGGCAAGCTGGCTCGTATCTAAACCACGTTGCAAACGCTCCGTGGGAATGTTGCCGCCTGCAAGGCCATACATCCCAAGGTTTGCACCTTGCGCGTACCCGTACTGCCCTTCCGTCGGGCCAAACGACACGCGACCGGGGCCGACACCGCCTTCGGCACGCCCTTGCAATGCGAATTCAGGGGTTTCTCGGGCCTGCACAGTAGACCGCGCTTGTCCCATACCCATTAGGTCAGGAGCGCCCTGTATGGCCCCATAACCGCCTAATTCGGTCTGCAAGTTACGCAGATTAGGCTGGAAAGGCTGCCCTATAACGCGCTGTGCGGTTCCAAGGGCGGTTTCGCCAAGGCCCGCAAGGCCAAGGTCAACCCGCTGCTGGGCCTCCAAAATTTTCTGTTGTTCGGGGGACAGTTTTTGCTCAATAAACGGCTGATCCATGTCAGTCATGCGCGTAAACTGTTCCCGCGTCGGTGCGACAGGAGCGGCGCCAAAGTCCCCGCCATAAGCGCCAAACGGATACTCACCGCCGCGACCTTCGCCACGGCCTTCCATATCACCGTAGTAGTCACCGCCGGGGAACCCACCTGCCGGGCCGCCCGTCATCACGCCAGAGGCTTTGCGGGCGTCATAGTCGGCCAACTGCTTGTTGTACGCCTCCATTGCCTTGTTGTAGCCCGCTTCATCAAACACGGGCTTGCCAAAGGTAATGGTCTGACTACCGTAGGGCGTTACGACATTTGGGTTAGAAAGTTTGGCAGTAAGGCGGGCGGCCTCCAAATTAGCCTGCCCTTGCGCGGTTGCCGCTGCAGCGTAGTCAGGCGCTGGCGGTGGTTTCGGTGAACTTTTGCCCATACCGAGGCTCCAGATAACGACACGAAGCTCGTGTCATAGTTAAAAACACGATGTCCCCGTTGGTGTCGGCGTCTTTTATACGCGCTTCCTCGGTGAACCCCATTTTACGCACTAATTTCAAGGCTTTCACGTTTTTACTGCCCACAGGGGCAATAATTTTGTCAACCCCACAGACATTGAACGGATAGTCATACACGGCAGCAAGGTAGGCTGGCGTCAGCCGATCTTGAAACGCGATGTGGCAAACAATGCTGCGCCCGTTCCAATTCTCGTACACCACGCCACAGACCAACTCTCCATGTTTCTTCAATCCAAGGGCATTTGACCGTTCGGCGTGATAGCCGCCGCCCGTCTGCATACAGACCCATTCGCCCACCTCGGGGCCGCTTGTTATATGCCAGCCCATCCGAGTTGATACACGATGTCCGTTGATGCCCATTGAATCTGCAAATAACGGCTAGTGCTATTCAACTGAATAGCCGCGCAATAGCCGATACCTGTAACGCCTTGCCAGTTGTTGTTAATTACGTCGCCCGACCCCCAAATGCCGGTATCCCATAAAGACGTATCCCAAATACCATAAGTTGCGGGGGTGTACGCCAGCGCGGCGGTACTCGTAGACAAATCAAAATCTACGTTAATGTCTATGTTAATTGCAGGCTGGCCGTTGCTAAAAATACTTGGCCGAGCGCGGGTAAAATATTTTTTGACACCCCGCGTTTCAAAGTAATTAAACGCTTGCAAAATGCGGCCAGCAATGTCATTGGTGTCGTCTATATATCCCGTAACGCCCGTTGTCCATGCTTTCGCAACGTATTGATTGCCGCCAAAGTAAAGCTCGTCGTTAAGGATGTTAAACGTGTTAGCGTTCCAGTCGGTAAACCGACACCATGATTTTGTGATGTTGTTCATCACAAACTGCTCTTGCGAACCTACGGCTACCGGCACATTTACAACAAGCGCATTGTTAAGCGCGTTATAAATCATTCCCCAGCCAAAGTTGTTTTTATAGGCTTGAGCAGCAGATGCGAAAGCGCCCTGTATCTTGTCAGACAGCGCCACATTAGGATCAAGCCGCGAGGACTGCAGCGCAGAGGCCAGCGGGAACAGCCCGTCTAGCGTCAGCACCAAAAGGTCGCCGCCATACTTCATCATGCAACGCTTGGTCAGCGGCGCACCAATCTGCCACACGCCGATCAGCGTCCATGTGGAGGCGCTAGAAGGATCGGTGCCGCGATAAACGATGATTTCGCCCTTGTTTGTAACAAACACAAGGTTGTCGTCAACGCCGTAGCCAGCATCAATCGTCCATGTGCCAAGTGCAACCAGACTGCCGCCCCATTTGGCAACGGCTGATAGGTCAAGCTCTTGCGCTGCGCCACCTACGGCAAGCGTCGGCAAATACCACGCTTTAAGCGTGTCTTTCTGAATAAACCACAGTCGGTTCTTAAACAGCGTGATGTTGTCTAGCGTTGTCGTGGTGACGCCCGTAATGGCAGGTGTAGATGAGCCGTCAATCGCCGTCCATGTGGAACCGTTATATAAACGAGGCTTATCCACCCCGTTGACGCACATCATGTAATTGCCGCCGGGGGTCGTGATATTGACGTACTCCCAGCGGGCGTTGGTTAACCCACTAACGACTGACGCGCCTACGGCACCCGATGACGTAACGTCGTAGAACGCCGTGCCTGACGCTGCAAACAATTTGTTGGTTGCGCCGCCTGCGTAAGAAAACAAACTTTCTACCTGTGACGGCAACCCTGTGGCGTGCTTAATATAACCGCCTCGCAAATTCACGCTGGCAACGCCGGGAAAATAATTATCCAGCGTTACGGCATCGGTCGGGGCCATATTGGCAAGCGAATCGCGGGCGTTCCACCCACCCACAGGCGCGGGCAAGGACGCCACGTTGGCGTTGTTGCGCTGAACGAGCCTGCGTGCAGCGGCCATTACTGACTCTCCGTACCGTAACCGCTGTCAGGGATGTTGTCGTAGCCGATCAGCACCGTACCCGGTCGCGGCGCAAACGAGAGGTTTGCCCCTGCCGTATCCTGCGCGATGGCTGTCTCCAATTCCTGCAGGTAATCGCGGTAGATAGCCGTTGTGTCAAAGCCCTTGCCCTCAAAATACTTGAGCTTGGTGGACAGCACCATCACCCGATCTGGATAGATGCAGGTGTCGCTATCAGCGGTAAATGAGGACTTGGAGGTACCGTCTGCCGCGTTTGCCCAGTTCTTGCTGCGGTACTCAAACCCAAGGAGTTCCCCCGCATTCATACCCGGCCAAATCTGGAAGTACGCGCCGAGCAAACGCCAGCGGATACGCGGGCCGGTGCTGATGTAACCCGAGAGCAGCCATTCCCATTGCTGCGGCGACTCTGGGCCGAGCATTTCCCACCGCTTGCTCTTATCCCAATGCGTGCGGTTGACCGTGCTGTAGTAATCCGAGGGAAGGTTGTATTTGACCTTCTGGAAAATCAGTTCGCCGTTGACCTGCGCCTCGGTCGGCTCATAGTTGAGCGTGACCTGCGAGGCGCTATCCACGCTCGTCACATAGGTGGCGTTGGGGATGCCTACGC